TCGCGTTTTTCTAATAACGCCCACCCCTCGCGCCGGAGCGGCGCCGGGGTGGTCGGTCTCCACGGCTCGCCTTCGGCCGCCGTGGAATTGATTGATCCTACGCAGGATCTAAGCGCGACTGCTCGTCGAGAGGCGATGTAGTATGTCTGCATACATACATATGGCCCGGTGGGCTCTCTTGGGATCTACAAGGCTCGCTACGCCAGCCTGCGGCTGTCGGAAGGCGGGTGATCTATCCAATTGATCTAAGCACTTTTAAAAAAAGTGCACAAAAGCCGGCCGATCCTTTTGATTCTAACCGGGCTTAGAAGTCTTTGAACTTCATAATGGCTGTATACTGCTGTTGAATGTTAATTTTCGCCGTAGCCGGACTGCCCCCTGTGCCATCGACATTGTAATACCCTACTGCCCAAAATGGCGCAGCATTTAATGGTTCATTCTGACCATTGGCAACCGATACGGTGCCCTCAGGGTATATGAGTTTCTTGGGTAAATGCTTACCCACGTTCCACGTCCACTCATGTGAAAGTTGATGGCTATTATTATTAGTAATGGTATTAAGAATACCAGCGGCGGGATTGTATGCGCCACTAGATCGCAGGCTGATCTTCTTCTTTCCTAATACACGGTAGTAACCTTTCTCAACGGGCATATTCGCAGACGAAAAATCGCCGTTGAATTGAGTAGTGGTACCTTCCATAACATCTAGTAACTGCCCAAAAGTATTATTTGTATACAGCGCCTGATACGTCTTATATTCTACATGCTGGAGCAAGTATGCCACAGCAATAATATCATACGCCCACCCATTCTGATAACCCGATCCTCCTGTGGATATAGGGCTTATCCCTACCTTGCAATGTAGTTGTAAAGAGGTGGGGTTAATATACCTTCCTGTGCGCTCATTATCGGCATTGCCAGGCGCTACATCAGGAATTACCTTTAAAATATCAGTTGCATTTACTGAAATGTACTGATTCTGAGAAGTTGGTGCAGAATCCGCATATGTTCCAGTACTGTTTCGCAGGGGCGAAGGATTTGCTATGGGTCCCCCATAAAATGCTACCATCTTCGTTTCGGCCTTAGCGTTAATAACGCGGGTCACAAGTGCCTTGACACCCTTCTTAGTCCGAACCCCCTTCTGTCTATACTTACGAGCAGGACGTCTACGCTGGCGGCGTACTCTACGAGGTGGCATAGTTATACTATTCAAAAGAAATTGTTATTTCTGTCTGTCTGTCTGTCTGTCTAGACGCCGGGGGGTTTTGAAAATCTTTTCTCAAAACCATATTTCTTATTTGATTTTTAAATGTAGTTATCCACAAGGGATTTTGCACGATAAATTCCACGCCTATTTGCCCCTTCTGAATATCCTCCCCAACGAGTTTGGTGACTAGATCGTAAGCATGGGCTTCCATCGAAGTGGCTACATAAAAAATTGATGATCTTGGCACCGGGTCTGGTAGATCCGGTTGTCCATGCTTAAGCATCCAAGATACATGTTCCATTTTCGTAATCCAATCTTGTCTTATTTCGTCCCAAGAAGGCAAGCGCGAAATGACCTCTTGTGCATAACCAAATAAGGTAGGGATCCTGTTCGTTCTATGTACCTGTTCGGTACCCTCGACACGAGTGTCCTTCTTCCTACAATAGTTCACGAGATCTGTCCAGTTCCTGGCGGCTCCAAAATGAACACCGGGGAGTAACCTAACCAACGAAGCAAGCCTTTGTTGTCTTTGAAGCATTAGGTATCCCTGGTAGTGAAGTCGATCAGTATCCGGGCACTTTTCGGTTTGCCAGCCCCACTCAGCAATCTCTGGTGGCATGGTCTCAAAAAGATGCCATTGTCCCTCGTATGCCGTAAACGCCCAACGAGTTGACTTGATAGTGGTGTCCGTAATCGGGTCCATCCCTATAACCTCCACCGGGAGATAAATCTCCTTAAAAAAACGCGGTAATACTA